ATGGATCAATTGCATTAATGTTAAAATTAACTGTTAATCCACCACCGCCAGTGTCACCATTGTTTCTTGCAATACGTCCATTGCCACTTGGTGTAAACATTTCAGGTCCGTTTTCACCAACCATATAACTTTTACCACCTGTAACTGGTCCACCACTTGCTCTAAATAGTCCGCTTAGGAATCCACCACCTGGTATAAAACTTAGTAATCCTTTTGCAACAGTTCCAAAGAGACTTCCGCCTCCTCCACCGCCGCCCATCATACCACTTATTATTCTTCCAACTGAACTTGAACTACTTAATGCATCAGTAACCATTTTACCCATAGTTGACTTAAAGAATCCACCAAAGCTACTTAGATCCATTTTACCTTTGTTTAATGAACTTGAAATAGTATTAACATATCCATCCATTCCGTGGTCCATTGTATTAAGAACTTCAGTATTCATTTGTGCTGTTTGTCTAGTAGTTTCAGTTTTCATTCTAACAAACTCATCAATGATTGCATCAACCATATCTGGAACAATTGAGTGATCAACTGCTTCATCTTTTGTTTTACTAAACACACCTAATACACTGTCTTTCCATTTAGACATTTTCTTTTTAGTTGAGTCAACCATGTCACCTAACTTACCAGTGATAGCTTCTTTCATCTTCTTAACTTCTTCTGGTATTGCTTTAATCTTTTCAACTAAATCAACAAAGAAAGTAACAAGCCCTTCAATAGCTTTACCGGCAGTTTCAAAGCCGTCTTTTAATAATGGTATTGATTTTTCTACTAATGGTGCAATTGCTTCAGCAACTGTGCCTAACACTTCAAATATGTTTTTTAACATTGGCCAAAGAACGTCACTTATTACTGTGCCAACTAAACTTAATACTGGTTTAAGTGTTTCAAATGCATCTGTTACACCATCAATTATATCTGGCATTTTAGCCATTAACTTTTCTGCTAGTTCAACTAATACTGGTAGTATTGGTGTGATAGCATCAGTCATTAACTGACCCATACCTTCTTTTAATCTACCTACAGTATCATTAAACTTCTCTGCGTTTTCGGCTGCACTTACATCTACAATGTTTGTGTTTGCCGCAACATCGTCTAATGTTGCCTGCATATCTTCTGCAGTTGTGTTGATACTTGCAAACTGTTCTTGAATCAATGGACCAGCTCGTCCACCAACTACTTTTGCAAAGTCTTCTGTTGTGATTGTGCCTTCATTTAAGGCATTCATCATTGCTTGTAATAATTCAGGTCCACTCTTAATCTCACCATTTGCATCTCTTACACTGTCACCTAATTTGTCAGTAACACTTGCAAATGATTTTTGTCCTTCTAGTCCTGCTTTAATTCTTGAATTCGTTTGAAGCATAGCTCTATCAAATGTAGCAGCATCAATACCTGCTTCATTCATAGCTTGCTTCATTACTTGGAAGCCTTGGAACGCTTCATTGGATCCAGCCGCACCTGCAGCTCTGGCACTTTTAGCTAAACTATCAAAATTGTCAATAGTGTCTTGTATTCCCTTAACCACACCAAATGCCGCAAGGGCCGTTCCTGCAACACCAAGTGCTGCTTTAAACTTATTTGATTTTGCTGTTAAGCCATCTAGACCGCCACCAACACTGCCAATAGCACCTTTGGTATTATCCTTTGCAGTAATATCTATATTATAATTGTTACTCATAGTTTAATTCCTTATCAATTACTTTTTTGATTCTTTATAGTGTAATACTGCGTCCAACCTCTCAACTCTGTTGTAGAGATATTGTTCATGATCCACTCTGCACTGCGTCCCAATTGTTCAGCTAAGAAAAAGATGAAATACAAATCTTTTTCTTTTACTGCTTTCCCACGTCTTCGTCTTTGATCTCTTGGTTCATTTCACCAACAACTCTAATAATAATATTAGGGTCTACTTCATTCATTAAACGTGTCTTTGACGCATGTGTAAATAATCTCTTTCCGTCTTTATCTAATGATCTAACTATTAATGTTTCAATCATTGCTTCAACCATTTTACCATCGTTGCTTAGTTGAATAATCTTTTCTTGTTGTGCAAATGTAAATGCTGGCTTGAACCAAATAGTTGCACTCCATTCAGGGACTTCAATACTTAGTAGTCCACCTGACAGTTGATCTTTGAAATGCGCCGTAGCGTTTTCCATAATATTAAATTTATCAGTCATAACTGTTTCTCCTTGTTAGTTATTTTTTTGTTTGCTTAAATGCATTGTCAACAATACCTTTAGGCTCTTGTCTTGACCAGCCATCATCTAAGATACTAGCATAGCCAACTGCGTTAGTAAGAATCCTCTTACTTAATCCGCTTCCAATCTTTAAGTCACCTACTTTAGTCCAAGCCTTTCTCGCTGCACCTGTTCTAATTGGGGTTCTAACTCTTAGATTGCTCGTAAAATTAGTAACAAACTTGTCAAAGTCTTTTTGCATTTCTGTTTTCATATTTCTTATTGTATTATTCTTTGCCATTGTTTGTTCCTTTTGTAAAGTAAATAGGCTGGTCGCCCAGCCCATTCATTAACTAGATGCTCTTCCGAGGTCTCCAGTTCCAGTAAAGTTAACTGTTGCTTGAACAACATCAGCTGTTTCACCAGTCATTTCAAAGCTAGTAATAATAATATCACCGCTTAAATTTGCGCCTGATCCTTCTGGGTAAAGAATCATCTGAATGTAATCTGCTGATCCGTCACCAACGCCAGGACGCAAGTAAGTTGTAGATATATCTTGTTTATTGTAGATAAGATCTAAACTTCCTTCCCAACTCTTCAGAGTAGCAACATGCGTTCTGCTTGACGTTGTGCCTGTTCCAAAGCTGGTTGTTTCTGCTGTTTCAGCCGTCTCAGTTAAAGAATAAGATGTGATTTGCGCCACATCCGCTGCTTCAAGACTTAGGACACCTGATTTACCTTTTATCGCCATTATATTTCTCCTAAATAATGATTATTAAATAGTATATACATATGATACTGTAAACACTACTCTGCTTGAGCTATACGGACTCATGTCACCTGCTTCAAGCTGTTCTATTCTCGTAAGAGAACAATCTTTTGCCTTACCACCTAATGTTCTATCTACATTAACAGTGTCTTCCATAGCCTTGATAGCAACATTAAGTTGGGTATTTCGTTTCTTGCCTGATATTACTACCACACAATCAACTTCCATAACTCCTTCTCTGATGTGTTCTACACCAAATGCTAAATCTTCTCTATCTTCATCACTTGCTTCTATATAGACAGCCGGAAATGCAGTGCGTGGCAGTTCTTCAGGAATGATTGGATCCCTGACTACTCTACCAAACTTAACTGTGGTTTGCTTCTTGAATAAATCAACAAGTGCCACACATATACTTTCTCTATCGCTTACCGTAGCCATTATCTGTATAACCTCGTTTGAGCGTATTTGTATGTTTCAGCTTCGGTTGTTGTTCCGTCACCATCACTATCATACTTTATACCCAATGCGAATTGCATATCCAATTCATCTTTCAAACGGTCCTGATAGAACTTAATTTGTTCAATGAATGTATCTTCAACTCTAAAGGTTGACATTTTTGGAAGCACATATGCTACCAATGTCTGATATACAGTAGCCTTAGTCCACTGTGCGCCAGTTAATTTAGATGCATCAAAGTCTGTTCCGCCTCTAACTTGATCATACCACTTAACTTCAACCATATTTTTGATATCAGTTTCAGCTAATGCCAGTTCTGCGTCCCAATCCTCTGTGTCACCTTCATATACTTCTGGTGCATAAAAGTTTAGATTTTCTGCTGTTGCGTAAGACAATTTATTTCTCCTAGTTAAATTACTAGGGGATTAGATCCCCTAGTATAGTGTTTTGTGTATTATGCAGTTCCTACAACAATACCACGTGTAGTGTCAATAATGTCAACACCAAATGCTGCTGAAGCAACGATATCGTTACCTACTGCTGCTGCACGTCTTTCAACTTCTAAGTTAACACCACCTTGCATAGCAATTCTTAGTGCGTCTTGCGAGAACACTGCGAATTTAGGTGTAGTTAGACCTGAGTTAGTTCCAAATGAAGCTGAAACATAACAAGGAACGCCTGCAATCATACCAATTAAACCAGTTTTCATTGCTGCGTTTTGTGTGTCACCACCTGCAAATGCAGCTGATCCAACATGTTCCATAAAGTCTTTGTATGCTGCTGGAGCAACGATACATGATAATGGTCCAGTTT